CTGCGCCACCGACCATCCCATCGACGGCGGCACGGTCGCCAACAAGCCGGCCATTCAGGTCGACCTGAACGAGGCGTCGCTGCTGAACTCGATGATCGCGGTTCGGACGAACTTCAAGGATCAGGCGGGCCTCAAGGTCTTCGCCCGCGCCCGGAAGCTCATCGTTCCGCCGCAGCTGGAGCCGGTCGCCATCCGACTGACCAAGACCGAGCTGCGCCCCGGCACGGCCGACAACGACGTCAACGCGATCCTGACCACCGCGGGCGGCCTGCCCGAGGGCTACATGGTCAACGACTTCCTGACGTCGGCCTACTCGTGGTTCCTGATGACCAACATCGACGGGCTCTCCTACATGGAGCGCATCAAGTTCGAGACGGACATGCAGGTGGACTTCGTCACCGACAACCTGTTGGTGAAGGGCTACGAACGGTATTCGTTCGGCTACTACAACTTCCGCTCGATCTTCGGATCGTTCCCGACCGCCTGATAAGGAGCCGCTCAACATGGGTATTACGCACCTGAGCGGGCTGGCGGTAGCCGGCATTCCCACCATGGGAATGTCCGGTCTTCCGTTGACCACCGGCAGCGTCTACTTCGTTGACTACGTCAACGGAAGCGACGGCAACACCGGATCGGCAGACAGCCCCCTCCAGACGCTCTACGGAGCGCACTACAAGATGACGGCCGGTCAGAACGACGTGGCCGTGATCGTCGGCGACGGCTCGACGACTGCCACCCAGCGCCTGTCGCTGGCCAATGCGCAGGTACTCGACCCGACGGCTACCGCCGGCACGCTCGTCTGGTCGAAGAACGCATGCCACATCGTAGGCATGTGCGCTCCGACCGCAGTCAGCCAGCGCGCTCGCATCGCGCCGCCGACGGGCACCTACACGATGGCGACCTTCGGGTCGGGCAATTTCGTGACGGTGTCGGCGTCAGGATGCATCTTCGCGAACTTCTCGGTGTACAACGGTTTCTCGACCGGCGGCGCCAGCCAGATCGCGTGGACCGACAGCGGCGGCCGCAACTACTACTCGAACGTCATGTTCGGTGGTGCGGGCGACGCGGCCTCGGCGCAGGCGACCACCAGCCGTTCGCTGCTGATCAGCGGCACCGGCGAGCACACCTTCGACGGCTGCGAGCTTGGCCTTGACACCGTGACGCGCACGGTAGCGAACGCCACGCTCCAGTTCTCCGGGGGCACGGCGCGCAACACGTTCAGGGGCTGCAACTTCGCCTTCCAGACGAGTTCCGCGACGACGCTGGGCATCATCGTGGCGGCCGCGGCCGGCATTGATCGCTGGCAGAAGTTCGACCGCTGCACGTTCGTCAACAACGTCAGCTCAACCTCGACGACCATGAGCGCCCTCGCGACGCTCCCGGCGTCGGCTGGCGGCCTGCTGCTGATGAAGGACTGCACCCTCGTCGGCATCACCGAATTCGGCAGCAACGCCAATTCGCTGGCGCAGATCTACGTCGATGGTGCCGCCCCCACGGCCGCCACCAGCGGCATCGCCGTCAACCCGTCCTGATGGAGTAGGCCATGAAGGCACGTCATCGTAAGAGCGGCGGCGTAGTGACCGCCGACGTCAACCCGCCGTCGCGCACCGCCGACGCCGAACCGATCCTGTCGGCGGCTCGGGAGCGCAAGCGCGGGGGCAAGACCGTCAAGATGTCCGGCAAGGCAGCCGCCATGCATGCCGGGCGCAAGCCGCGCAAGAGCGGCGGCCGAGCGGGTTCCAACATGAACCCGCTCTCCTCTGCGGCCTCGGGCACTCCGCCCACGGGCCATAAGGTCAAGGGCTGCTGATGCCGATGGCGGGGGCCTCGGCCCCCGCCTCTTTTTCCGAGGGACACATGGCCCGTAACCCGGCATGGCAGCGTCGCGAAGGCAAGGATCCGTCGGGCGGCTTGAACGCCACCGGGCGGGCGTCGTTGCGCGCCATCGGCTACAACATCAAGCCTCCCGTCACCGCGGAGCAGGCCAAGAGCAGCCCGGCGTCCGCCGCGCGCCGCGACAGCTTCCGCGCTCGCATGTGCGGGATGAAGGAGAAGCTGACATCCCCCAAAACCGCCCACGACCCGAACAGCCGCATCAACCTTGCGCTGAAGAAGTGGGACGTGAAGTGCTAGGAGCTCCATAGATGCGCCCGATTACTGTCACCGCAGGCCCGCTGGCCGCCGCCGATGCCGACGGCATCGCGCAGGCCCAACAGCCTGCTGCCACCTTCACGCTGAATGGAGCCCTCGTCGCGAATGGCGTCGCGCAGCTGGGCGCCCCCCGGCGTGTCCTGATCACCACGACCGCCAACGAGACGGGTGTCACCTTCACGGTGACGGGGACGAACAGGGCCGGCGACGTGCTCAGCGAGGCCGTGACCGGCGTCAACAACACGTCGACCTACACTGACCTCGACTTCTTCACGGTCACCTCGGTGACCAACAGCGCGGCGCTGGCCGGCAACGTCACCATCGGCACCAACGGCATCGGCGGCTCGCCGTGGGTCAGGTTCGACGAGTACGCCCCCCACGGCGTCGCGATCCAGTGTACGGTCAGCGGAACGGTCAACTACACTGTCCAGCAGACCTTGGACGATCCGAACGTATCCGGAACCACCCTGACCCCCGCGACGATGACGTGGGTTTCCAGTTCCGACACGAATGTCGTGGGCGCAACGGCCACGCAGCAGACGAACTACAACTTCACCCCTGTATTTGCGCGCATTCTCCTGAACAGTGGCTCGGGCACCGTAACGGGGACGTTCTTGCAGGCAAGCGCAGTGCCGAAGTGAGAATGTCTGATGGCGGGCTTTTCCAATGATGGCGTCGGAATTATATTAAGTGGCGGTCTGACGCTTGGCGCAAATCGACTGACGTTGAACGTCACCGGCACATCTCTGTACGGCGCCGGGCTCACGCTGCTAGGAGTACCGGCCATTTCCACGGCATGGGCTGCCGCCGTGGTAGCTAATGGCGGAAGCGTGTCGGCGGGGCGCCTGATCATAATCAATACTTTTATCGCCGCCGAACAGGCCTCGGGGGCGTGGTATCTGACTGACGACTATATTGGTTTGTGGGGCGAGAACGCGCCGCAGGCACTTACTTCATTGAAGCAGCGGCGGCTTGCTTCCGCAGTAAATTCTCCAGTCTTTACGGCTGATCGCGGATATGTTTTCAACGGCACGTCAAACTATATCAACACAAACTTCACGCCGTCGACTAACGCGCTTGAGATGTCGCCGAACTCTATCCACTTTGAAGTTTATGAGCGCACAAACGTCAACGCAAATACCTACGCAGGCGGCGTAGCCACCACCACTAACCGGGCCATCGGCATCAGACCTCGCGTAACAGGAAACACTTTTATGCAGGCGGGTACCAACTCGGCAACCATTGCGCTGCCTGCTGCGACCAGTTTAGGTTTGACGCAAACCGGGCGCGTAGGCGCAGCGACCACAGATATCTACGGCGCCAAAAACGGCGCAGACATGGTGAAGACGGTTCAACCGACGGGAGTGGGCGCTACCCTACCGTCCAACCCGATCACGCTTGCTGCGGTTAACAGCGCGGGTACGCCGGGCACGTTCAGAGCAGCATCTCTCGGGTACGCGGCTATGGGCTCGGCGCTCAGCGCGTCGCAACGCCTCGCGCGCTACAACGCGGTTCAAGCATGGGCAACCTCAGTAGGGGCGCAGGTCTAGTGGCGCTATTTATCCTTCTATCACCCCAAGATGCGGCGCTGGTTAGCGGCGTCTCCAGCACAACGCCCACCTCGGTTTTACTGCCGGTTGAATTTTCAGGCGGTGTTTTTGTTCTGGGCGCCGAGGTTCTGAACGACCCCGCGCACGTCGAAAATCACGCTTTTCTTGCCTCTCTCCCTCGCCTAGACCGCGACGATCCTGCTTTTCCTGTCGAACTCCCGGGGGCGCTGAATGACGACTAGCTCCACCTACACCTTCAACCCCTCTCTCGGCGAGCTGACGCTCTATGCGTTCAATCTTTGCCAGATCAGGCCGACGTCGCTCGTGCAGGAGCACATGCAGAGCGCGCGCATGGCGACGAACATGATGCTGGCGACGTGGTCGAACCAAGGCGTCAACCTGTGGGCCGTCGACCTCGTGACGACCCCCGTGACGCAGGGCGTCTCGACGTATGCCGTCGACGCCAACACGGTGATGATCCTCGACGCCTACATGGTGACGACAGGCGGCGGGTCGAACACCGACCGTATCATCATGCCCGTCAGCCGCACGGAGTACGCCTCGTACCCGAACAAGGCGCAGCAGGGCTTCCCCACGACTTTCTGGTTCGACCGCCTCATCAGTCCGACGGTCACGCTCTGGCCGGTGCCGGACGGCTCCAGCACGACGACCCTGAAGTATTACCGCGTGCGCCGGCTGCAGGACTCGGAGTTCTCAAGCGGGCAGACCGTCGAGATCCCGTACCTGTGGCTCGAAGCCTTCGCTGACGGCCTCGCTTACCGCCTCGCCAAGGTGTGGAACCCGCAGATCGCGCAAGGCCTCAAGGCGGTCGCCGATGAGACCTACAAGATCGCAGCGGATCAGAACATCGAGCAGGCGCAGCAGTATATTTCTCCGCAGATCTTCGGCTATTTTCGACCCTAGTGTGGTAGGATGACCAATGGCCGCACGCATCACACTATATCTGGCGACTAATACCGAAAACGGCAAAACGTACGTCGGTGTGACTGGCCACCGTGACTTGCGGCGCCGCATGTCCGATGGCGGGCACCGCTTCGAGTATGTTGAAGGGGTTGCGTAATGGGGTACGCAAGCAGACAAGGTCGCGCGCGGATCAGCCCCTCGGGGCCGCAGGCCGCCGGCGTATGCGACCGTTGCGGGTTTGTCTACTCGCACAGCGCCCTCGCGTTCCAGTTCGACTGGCGCGGCGCGACGCTGCAAAACACGCGCGTCCTCGTCTGCCGCAAGTGCAATGACGACCAGCAGCAGCAGCTGCGCTCTATCGTGATCCCGGCGGATCCGGTGCCGATCCAGAACCCCCGTGTTCAGGACTTCGTCGCCGCGTCCACGACACGCCGCACGACCAGCGGGCAGGACACCGTCGACTTCTGGACGGGCATCCCTATCCCCGGCAACGACGGACGCATCACTCAGAACGACGACACCCGCGTCACGCAGCAGACGGGCGCCGCCCCGGGGAGCCTCAACGAGCAGCCGGGCACCGACCCCAACGCACCGGGCAACGACGATCCGGGGCTGCCCTACGGGAACACCGACGTCCCCGAGACAGGACCGCTTACATGAGCAATATCCAAATTCCGAACCTGCCGGCTGCCATCGCGCTGAACGGGGCGGAACAGCTTGAGATGGTGCAGGCTGGTACGTCGGTCAGGGCCGCCATTGCTCAGCTTCAAACGTACCTCAATCTCAGTCTAACGGTCGGCGGAACCGGGATTTCCGGCGGCAACACTGGGAGCCTCCTGTACGACAACGGAGGCTTCCTCGGCGAACTTTCCTTCGGTATCGTCACATCCAAAACGGCAAACTACACCATCTTGGCCGCTGATAATTACAGGGATTTCGACAATAACGGAGCCGCGGGCCAAGTTACGCTCACGCTGCCTGCCGCGTCTGTCGGGTTGGCCTATGGGTTTGCCGTCATGGAAGCCCAGAACCTTGTGATAGACGCCCCCGGCGGGGTCACGATTTACCTTGGAGAGCTGGCGACGTCCGCAGGGGGAACTATTACAGCCAGCACGGTCGGATCGTACCTTTTCATCAAGTGCCGCTCAGCTACCGAGTGGTTCGCTCAATCCTCTATGGGAACATGGACACCGGCATGAAAAAGCATCTTTTTCTTCTGCTGGCCCTTACTGCCCCGTCTCTCGCCTACAGTCAGACGCAGACGCAGTACTACACCGTGCCATCCATCGCCGCGCTCAAGGCGATGACGACCTCGCGCCCTCAAGTTGTACAGGTCAACGACGCGACCCCCGGCGTCTTCAATTTGACGAGCGGGGCCTGTTCGGCGGCGGATGACATCTATCAGGTGCAGCCGACCAGTGGCACTACCGTCTGTTACACACGCTTGGCGACCTCGTACTTTGTCGGTAACTCCCCCACCTTTACAGGGACGGTCACGTCGGGCGCGACTACCGTCCTCAAGAGCATCGTTGAGACGGTGTCGGCGGTGTCTATTACCGCCAACGTACTGACCATTGATCTCAGCAGCGGTGCCACGGTCTACACGACTTCGTCAAATGCCAACATCACGACGTTCACGATCTCCAACGCCCCGGCAGGCGCGACGGCGTTCACGTTGGTGATGACGGGCAACGGCACCACCTACACGCAGACGTGGGGGGCTCCGGTACTGTGGCCCAATGGTGTGCCGCCCTCGCTTACGACGACGACAGGTCAGCGGGATGTGATCACATTTATCACGACCAACGGGGGAACCGACTGGCTGGCCTCCATCACGCAGAACTTCTAAGGATGTTGTGATGTCTTATCGTATTCTTCTGGCGCTGCTCACGGGTCTCTCCTTCCTTGGCGGCGCGGCTCACAGCCAGTCTATCGGCGTGGCCAGAGCGAACGACTTCAACCAAGGAAACCAGTCCTCCCCGATTGCCCAGATCAAGATCACAGGCGGTCTGCTGATCGACTATGTGAACAACGAGTTCGGCTACCAAGACCCGACGACAATCGGGTCGTATACAAACTACGGCAGCTTCTCGGCGATGTTCACGGCACTGTCGGGCGTCGTCACGTCGAGCGAGAAGTGGATATACGACGCCACTGGGACGCTCGTTCAGACTTCCGCGAACACCGTGGCGGAGCCGTGCTACGGGGGCGACGGCGAACTGCGGGGCATCTGCTGGGAGAACGCCGCGACCAACGATCTACTTCAGAGCGCCACGTTCACCAGCGCCACTTGGACGAAGACCAACGTGACCGCCACCGCCGCCGCGCGCACCGCGCCGACCGGGACGCTGGTCGCCTCGACGCTGACGGAGAACGGCGCTGCCGGTAACCACCAGATCATCCAGAACATCACCAAGGCCG